GCGAAATGCTTTCCTGCCTTCTCCAATCCTTCAACCTTCCGCTCATATTGCTTGGTGGTCTTATCATCCATCTGCTTAAAAAACATCCTAAGCATTTCGGAATGATTGAGATTACCCAAAGCCTCCGATGATGTGCCAAGCTCCGTGAAATCGTTCGGAGCGGCAGTTGCCGTCCAAAGTGAGCGGTATTTCATCTTCGACATGAAACGCGTGACGGCTTTCTGGGTCTGTCCTTTGACGTGCTTTAGGATTGAGCTTTCATCGCAACAAACTCCGGCAAAATCCAACGGGTTGAACATGTGGAGTTTTTCATAGTTGGTGACGGTGATTCCTTTCTTAGGTGTTCCGTCCATGCTCCTCTCCGCTTTCATCCCAAACCTTTCGGCCTCTGCTACGGTTTGCGCTCCGACTGCCAACGGGCAAAGTAATAGGACGTTCCCACCTGTGTGCCTCACTACGTTTTCGCACCATGCAAGCTGCATCATCGTCTTGCCTAGTCCGCAATCAGCAAACACGGCAGCGCGGCCTTGACGGGTTGCCCATCCAATCAACGCTTCTTGGAATGGAAACGCTTTTTCGGGAATGAAGTTAGGCTCAAATCCGAAGCTGCCGGATAGCTGTGACTTCTCGTAAATAAACTCATTGTAGTTGTCTTTCATATCATTTCAAACGGCGCGCCCCGAGGTATGCCAAGTGATCCCCCCGATATTTACCGGGGAATGGCATACGCACGGGGCGCATTGTATTTTCGTTTGTTTTCATCGGGGATCATCCAATGTCTGCGAAACCGCAGCGGTTTTTTCTCTCCTATTTCCTCGGCGCGGTCAAGGGGTTAAATCAAGTTTATTACTCGTCTCCCTGCTCGGCCTTTTCGTGTCGGTGATGCGGATTAGCTCGTCTTGTAGTGCGTCGCGCTCGGCTTTATATTGCGCGGCTATACATAGCCATTTCTCCATTTCTGCCTTAGCCTTAGCGTGTGCGGCTTTCCACCCGTCCCGTTCTCGTATGGCCTTTCCGTGCATCTCCCATGCGGCCAGCTTGGCTTGGGTGTCGTTGTCTTGATCGGCTTGGGATGAGGCTAGTTGGAATCGTGCTTCATCCCGCTCGCGTTCCAGCTTGCGGGCGAAATCTAGGGTAAATCCGCCCATCGGAAAACGGGCGTGTTCTGCATCCGTCTCCGGCGTTGGCTGTGTGTTCATGGTATTACAGACTAAACTCATTCATTGCCCGGATCACGCACTCGCTGTCATGCCCGAAAGCCAACATGGCTTGGTAAAACATCTCCACGGCTTGCGTCGCGGTAAATGAGTCATCGCACAGGCTTTCGATAGTGACGGCGTAATACTGGAAGGTTTGCGTATCCTGTGGCTCGCTGGGCGATATGGTGATTTTCATAGTATTGGTTGGTTAGGTCAGAAAGGCAGACTTGTATCGTCATCATCCCACCCTTTCTCAGTGGTAGCCACCCCGCCCGCTGCCGTGCGTTTAGGTGCGGGTGATTGGCTGTGTGCTTGGGTCGGAATCACAACGTGCTTCCAGTTACCCAGGATCGCGCCCTTCTCGCCAGCTTCGCGCCGTTGCTTGCCAACATCCATCACGGCAAATCCATCGTTATCATACTGGTCGCGCCCGTCGCGGTTGTCCATCAGGGTCACTTCCATGTAGGTTCCCTTTTCTCCGACGTAGATGTTATTCGCGGAAGTAGGGAACGCGATGCAATCCGTCCCGTCTTTAGTGGTAAAGTGCTTTGCGCCGGGAATCTTTCTCAGGTCTATTTTCAGTCTTTGCATTGTATTATTGGTTGGTGATTATTTGTCTTTCACGAAAACGCCGCCTACCATGGTTCCGGTGCGCGATTTGATCTCGTCGTATGCGGCTTGTAGGCAGTCTTCAAATGTCAATCCAGCCATTTCAGCGTCTAAGATTAGAGTAATAGTGGTATCTCCGATGCCGTCTTGAAGCTCATTCTTAACACTTACTAGTTCCCCTTTCTTATTGAGCATGTATTCGCATCCATTTGCGAACATAACCGCCGCATCCCGCGTCTCGGTAAGCTCCTCTTGGGTCTTGGATAGCTGGCCGAGTAGCGTGCCTTTGCCGTTGGTTCCGGTGATGCCTTTGGCCTCGCCCCATTGCCGGATTTCTCCGATTAGTTCGTTTATGTTTTGCATATTATTGGTTGGTAAGTTGTTCCCGCTCGGTCTGCATCGCCGCAATCAGTTGCATGATGGTTTCCTTGGGGTGGGTTAGTTTGTTTTTCGCGCAGGTCTTGGCGGTGAAGTGTAAGGCGGTAAACATAATCACGCGCCATCCGTGGATATGTGCTTGGTTGAATTTCTCAGCATCGTTTGTAAGCCCTTTGATCGTGCTGTGTCCCGATACGGGGTTTCCGTCCTTGCCTTTTCGTATGAATCCCGAATGACCCTGATATTCAAATGCCAGCTTGATTGAGGGTATGGCGTAATCGAATCGCCACATACGGACAGGATGGAAACGGTGTTCGCTTACTACGTTTTCCGCTCCAAACATGGTCTGGAGGACGTGGAGCAGGTATAGCTTGTTGGATTCGCCTGGTTTCATTGTTTCTCTCCTTTAAACGCTTCGTTCCAAAGCGATTCGATTTCATCCCGTGCGGATTCCAAGTGATCGGCAAACTCTGCGATACCCTCAACCATGCACTCGGTATAGTCGCTGCGCTCGGTGAATACTCGGAACGATGGCAGACCTTCGCAGTAGCTTTGAAACCACCATCCTACCGCGCCCGTGACGGCCATGCTGAAATGCACCTGATCGGCGTATTCCGATGGTAGCACGCCATCCAGCAAGTAGCGGATGTGCGTAGATGGTAAGGGTGCTTTCCCCTCAAACCCGATTGGTTGTCCGTAGATGAGCGCATCCGGCGAGCATCCAGCCACGCCTGACTTATGCTCGCAAAATCCAACCTCGATAAGCGCATGGCCATGCCAGTCCTGAAACGCGGCGAGCGCGGCGGGTTCTTGCCTTATGCCGTTCCAGACCGCCCACAATGCAGGATTGCGCGGGGGGTCGCCGCTAGGGTCAACCTCCCATGCGTCCGGCACTTGGCACTTGGACATGCTACCAAGGATCTTGCAGATGGCCGTGTGACGTGCGTCTATCGTGCCTTTGAGGTGGGATTTTGGCAGCGGGATGGTAAGCCCCTCGCATATCGCTAATAGTTGCGGTCGAGTTGCCGACTTGAGATATTCCACCTCGTTCGCGGTGAGCATGTCTTTAATCTCCGGTATCGTCAAACGGCACTCAGGACGCTCGGCAAGCCATCCGCCAACTTGGGAGGCTGTCAGTTTGTCCTTGCGGATTTCGTGCCAGGATTCGCTCCTTTGGGGCATGCGGTGAATCAGGCAGTCGGGGAAATGGAGGTTAAGCTCACTCATCCTGTCCTCCTTTCGTGCGGGCGGCTAGCATTGCGTCGGCAATCGCGTAAGATTCTATTGATGTCCAATAAGGATTTGTGTTTTCCACTTGATATTGGGCGTTGGTTGTAATCCCTTGTAAAGCCATGCCCGCAAACCAGTCGCGCAGGGACATGCCGCCTTGCGGCTCAACACCTGATTCAGTGGATACCAGTCGCGGCGAAATGCTGCCGCCGTCGTTGATTGGATTATTCACTTCGCCACCTCCTCAGCTTCAACGGTTTCTTCCTGCTTGCATTCCGGCTCAGGTAGAGACTTTTTCTCAAAAGGGTTCTCCTTTGGGAGTGGCTTTGGGGTAACGTCGCGGATTCCTCCGAACTCGTATTCGTCGGCCTTGCCTACCTGTTCCATGATTTCGCACGATAGCGGCAACATCTTCGATAAGCGGCGGACTACGGTCTTTTTCGCCATCTCTGCCCAGTCAGTTACCCATGGGCCATCATTGGCGGATTTTGAACGCTTGCGGATTCCTTCAACTTCCTCATGGGTCATAACGGCGGTTTGCTTTTCGCCTGATTTCATCACAGCTTCGGCATATACCGCTTGGACTTCGCCTCTGGATTTACGCCAGTCAACCACATGGAATACTTGCCCGTTATGCCATGTGAAATCGTCGTTTTCGCAAACGGTTTCGGCACGGATAGAAACAACGTCGCCGCTGCGCCTGATAAGCTCAATCAATCCCATGTATGAGACGATAAGCTGGCACTCAACGGTGTTTGCTCTGCGGTTGTTGTAGGGGATGAGATACGCCCTTCGCCCGTCCGGCTCGATGCCCATCGCGGAAAGGTCGAGAAGGCACTTGAAGAAGGATGCTTGCGTGCATTCCGTCAGCTTCGGTGTGCGGCTAAGTGCCGTGATTGCGATGCGGCAAAAGCGTTCCGTAGATAGGTGCTTGGGTGCTGCCGCTGCGATTTGGCTTCTTAACGAGTCGTGATTGAGCCATCCCTTTAGATCGGTCGGCTTGGTCTGAGTTGTGATTTCGGTTGTCATAGTGTTGTTTGGAGAGTGGTGAAGCGGGTCATCGTGGTCTTGGCTGCTCTGTCTAGTCCTAGGCCGTCAAGCGCAGGTGGGAGTGAGATGGACTACATTCGGTTGC